AACATGAAGTCAACGCAGGTAAAGGAAGGATCAATGCACTCGGTAACATTGGCACGGGCGGTGAACATGGGTTTACTTCCGACACCAACAGCGCATCATCACAACGCAGGAACCACAAAGCCACGGAAAAACGGCAAAAGCAGAGAGGACGAACTGAACCACTGGGCAAGCATACAGGCTGGCAAGAGTTCCCAACTCAATCCCCGGTTTGTGGCCGAAATGATGGGCTTCCCGCCGAACTGGACGGAATTGCCTTTTCAAAGTGGCGAAACGAATCAATCAAAGCATACGGAAACGCAGTAGTACCGCAAGTGGTGTATCAGATTTTCAAAGCTATTGAAGAAATTGATTATCTTTGCCACGCATGACCCCCGTACAATGGCTCATAGAACAGCACATCGCAAAGGCGGGAAAGCTGTCCACGGCTGACTATCGAGAAGCTGTGAAGCAGGAAGGGGTATTGATACGCGCAACCTTCGCCGCTGCACTTGAACAAGTAGGCATCACCGCTGCCAGCGCGAAGAAAATCGCGGCTGAATATTACCGACAAACCTATGACACCTGAGATATTTTTAGCCCTGTTATCTATCGCAGGCGCATCCGTTCCTTTCGGCCTGAACAATCAAATGGACACCCTTGGCCCGTTCAGCGGGTACAAAGTGTTCCGCTGTCCTGTTTGCCTGTCCTTTTGGATTGCGTTAATCGTCATTGCGCTAATGGGCGGGAACCCTGTCTATGCTGGCCTTGCTTCGATATTCGCTCAACTCATTCACAAAACACTATACTGACCATGTACCGACACGAAACACCGGAGAACACGATGTGCGCCTTTTGGGGTGCAGACATCCGGGATGGGATCACCATTGCCCGGTATCACCGGACGGAAACACGAACCCCGTTCGATATTCATTGGACAAAGGGCGGCGATTATTTTCAGAACTTTTCTCCGAACTACCTGGAAGCGATTTCGCAATTTCGGGCCGAAACCCGACACAGGGCAGAAACAGGACGCAACGAACCACCGCATTTTATCGTATGAACGCAGAACAAAAAGCGCAATTTGAGCAACTATTTCCAAAATGGAAAGGGTACAAGCGCAACCTTGTATGGACTTTTGACGCGGCAGAAACGGCGATAATTGAAAAGCTGGCTTACGTTCTTTTGGGGCGAACGCTGAATACCTGTCCATCGTGTAAGATAGAAGCAATGAGGCAATTAGAAAACCTATACAACGCATGACACATATACACAAAAGACTTGATTTAGTTCATAAAATTGATGAATTATTAGAGAATTCAAATATGGCAGGTTTAAACCAAAGACAATTTGTAAAACAAATAGCATTGTTTGTGGTAGATGAAATGCTTGATGAATATCCTTCACAATGCCCACCGTATAGTCATGAAATGGAAAGGCATTTGTTTTGGAGTCGGGTAAAAGAGGAGATTCAAAAGCAATGAAGACCTACCTACACAGCGGAAACGCAGGAGATGTGATTTATATGCTGCCAACCATCCGTGCAAACGGCGGCGGCACGTTGTACCTAAACCCTGACCGTCCGGCACAATACGCGGCGGGCCTGACACATCCCGGAGGCGGCGTGATGCTCAACGAAAATATGTGCAATATGCTGCGGCCATTGGTGGAGTATTGCGGCATCAAGTGCGAATTGTGGCACGGTGAAGCGGTTGACTACAATTTAGACCTATTCCGGGAGGAACGCATCAACCTGAGTGCATACGATATTCGGCGTTGGATTCTTTCTGTTTACCCTGAGTTATTGCCCGGGCCGGCCTTTCGCATGAACCGCCTGAACAACGGATACATCACCGTGAACCTATCGGAGCGATACAGGAACAACGCGGCGGGTGGGGATGCAAAGTGGGCAATGTTACAGGAACAGCCGTACGATGTGTTTTTCATCGGTGTGCAGCAGGAGTTTGAAAAGTTCGCCAAGGTTTGCCCGAAAGCGCAACACATTGAAACTCCCGATTTCCTGCAAATGGCACAGGTGATAGCTAATGGCCTCATGCACTTTGGCAACCAAAGCAGCCCTTTCGCGGTTGCGGAGATATTCGACCTGCCCCGCGTTCTTGAACTTTCGCCCTACTGCCCTAATGTGGTAAGCACCGGTGAAAACTGGGGGGTGGTGTACAACAACGCAAACATGAAGTGGCACGTGGAAAGGTTGTGCCGCATGGAACAAAATGAAGAAAATCCCATTATCATAAACCCGTCATGAACTGCCCTGCCTGTTATTACCTAACCTATAAAACCCTTGGCAACGTATGGGGTACTGAATACCATGAGTGCGTGAATTGTAAAACCATCTTTAGCCGGGAACTTGAACAGGGCGGCATGGTGGGCGGTGGCTATGCTTATGAACGCAGTTTGCAAAACTCCGGGCGCATAGAACGCTTTATTGAACTTGCCGGGAAAGGCGCAACGATTATTGACTGGGGCTGCGGAAATGGTGAGTTGGTTCACGCTTGCACCAATGCCGAGTTTATGGCTTATGGATATGATAAGTTCAACGAGCAATACAAGCGCAAACCACGGATAAAGGCGAACCTTGTTGCAATGGTGGAGGTGATAGAACACCTGACCGGAAAGAAGTTGGAACAGACATTTGCCGATATTGACAAATGCACCGTACCTGGTTCGCTGCTCTACATAGAAACCTGCTTCGCGGATGTGTGCGGGTGGGGGTCATTCTACGTTGAACCGAAAGTAGGTCATTCGACTATTTGGAGTTATGCCGGCATGGATGAGTTCATGTGGGGTCATAAGTGGGCCTTGAAGCAGGCAATCAACTCCACGGTGCGTGTTTATGAAAAAGTACATCAAACTATACCTTGAAGCACGCAACCTCACCCCGACCGATTTTATTCCCTGCGAAGTCTGCGGAGCGCAGGCGGTTGACATCCACCACATACAGGCAAGGGGGATGGGCGGCAGCAAACTACGGGATAATCCCGAAAACCTTATCGCCCTGTGCAGAAGCTGCCATCATCAGGCTGACTTTGGCACAGGATTGTCAAAGGAATATCTTAGACAAATCGTAACCGAAAAACTACATGGCACGACCACGCAAAATAGAAAGCCCTGAGGCATTGCAGCAGGCATTTGACGAATACATGGCGCATTGTGCGACCTTCACTAAATCGGTATTGAGCAACTCCGGAAAGTTGGTGGATGTTCCAACCCCTCGCGTTCCTACCGTTGGTGAGTTCTGCCGATTCATCAAAATGGAACGTCACACCCTTGACGAATACGCACTCAGGGAAGGATTTTCCGCCACAATAAAAAGCATTCACGCTCAAATCCACGATGCAAAGCAAATCGCGCTGCTGAATGGCGAGGGCAACACTACTGGAATCATCTTCGACCTCAAGTGCAACCACGGATGGAAGGACAAAACCACCATCGAACATGAGGGCGAAATCACCGTTACCATGAACCTGACCTCATGAGCGGCTTTCCTGAACTGACCGAAGAACAAATCGCTGAACGGTTGCGCCCTTTGCTAAAGGATAGCGCACATGATCCGGCTCACTATAAAGGCGCGGTGGAGTGCATCGCTGCAATCAAAGCCAGCCTTTCACCCGTTGGCTATCGCGGATACCTCAAAGGAAACATCATGAAATACCTTTGGCGTTACGAGAAAAAGGGCGGCGTTCAGGACTTGGAGAAAGCCCGCGTGTATCTTAATTGGCTGATTGATGATAATACTCCCAGCAACGATTGAAGGCGTGACCACGCGCAAGGATAGGACGTGGAAGGTAACGCTTGGCACGCAGGAATTGCCCGTTGATAAAGCGGCTGCCCTGCTCACGTTAAATCACCAGCTTGCATACGTAGCAATTAAACCGGAATACTTCAGCGGCGAAGAAGAAGCGTTATTGGATCATCTGAAGGCCGACCCCGAGGCAGGCGGCAAAACACCAGGTTCACGGCTTCGCGCGGTGCTGTATCGCAATTATGAGCAGAATGACCAGGGCTTCGGCTCGTTTGCTTCTTATTATGAGCATCACATGGAGCGGCTAATTGAACATTTTAAAGGGAAACTAACATGAACATTTTAGGCATACTAAACGGCATGAGCGGTATTTCTTACCACCGCCTCTACGCACCACTTCATGACTTACAGATACGCGGCTTCGCGCAGATAGACATTTGGACACCACGGGATGAGAACGGCAATTATCGCCCCCTGCCTGACTTAGATAAGTACGACCTTGTTATTTGGAATGGAACACTTGCTGAACCTCAGGAGCAAATCATTTCCATCCTAAATACCCGAGGCATTCCGTTCATCGTGGACATTGATGACTACTGGATGTTGAACCGCTATAACCCTGCCGTTGATGAATGGAAACGCCGTGGGCTATCGGCTAAAGTGCAGGCGGCTTTGTACGACGCAGACGCGGTGATATGCGAAAACGACCGTTTGCGCGAGCAGGTGTACAAAGTGAACCGCAACGTTTATACAATACCCAACGCCCTGAACCTTACGGAGTTGCAATGGAATCAGGAAAAGCAACCATCCGATAAATTCCGCGTGGGCTTCGTGGGCAGCAGGTCGCATCGGTATGACCTGTTCACAATCAGCCAAGCGGTCCGTGAGTTCTGCGAAGAAACAGGAAGCGAGTACAACATTTGCGGCTATGATGAAAAGGATCCTGAATGGACAGCGGTCGGAAACGATGTTGCGCCTGTCGGACATCCTGACTGGCTGAAGCTGCGGCCCGGGTTGCACCCTTCGCAGTACGGCATCTACTTATCCAGGCTGGATGTGGTGCTTGCCCCCCTGGTTACCTCTCAGTTCAACAACTGCAAGTCCGACCTGAAAGTGAAAGAAGCTGGCTGCTATTCCCTGCCTGTGATTGCTTCAGACTTTGGCCCGTATCACGACCATCCCTCGCAAG